GAGAACTGGCATTTAACCTCTTCCAGGCTGGAACTATCAGCAAAGAGCGCCTAATCGAGATGCTAGACCCGCCAATGAAGCAACTTTTGCTCGATGACCTTAAAAAACAGGCTTCCCAAGCGCCTGTTGAGCCGCAAACGCCACAATCCCCGATAATTCCTGACCCAACTCAACTGCAACAGCTTCAAACCCAACCCGTTGCACTTCAATCAGGAGAATTAAATGTCAATGAACCAGCCTGAAGGTAATCTGCGCTCTGGCGACCAGCCGCGCATGACTGAAAGCCAGTTAAAGCGTGAAGAAAAGGGTACAGGCCGCATTTCCTACGTCCGGCAGGCCCAAAAAGGCGGTTTGCCACGCTCAAATATGCGCCGCACCACTCGTTACTGAAGTGGGGAATTTACGTTTTAACCTGCTAGCCAGGTTGACATGATAGATTCTTTGTATTGACAATCGCCCCAAACAGGAAGAAAGGTATAGACATGGCTGTTTCTAACCGAGAAATGATGGACATGCTAAGGGCAGAGCAAGAACCTGCTATGGCAGGTACTGTTCCTGACACCCCGCCCCCTTCCGAACAAAATGCTATGACTGCGCCTATGGCTAGTCCTATGACTACCCCAGAGCCGCAGGAAGGAAACATGGAGCAGGCCCGTCTGAACGTGATGATGGCCTTGGACATGCTTCAAAACGCCTTGCAGACCTTTGGCGTACAGTCTCCAGAAGGCGAAGCCTTGCAAGATGTCGTTACCAAAATTGCTGCCAAGTTCGGTGAGCGTGAGTCTGACACTCGTCAACTGATGCCCAACGAAATTATGAACTTGGTACAGACTTTGCCGCAGGCAGGAGGTGCCACTCCTGAAGCAAGAGCGATTTCTCAGGCACCAGTACCCGGTACTCAACAACCCGTAATGCCTCTATAGGAGCAAACGATGGAACTTTTCAAACCACGCGGGAATCTATCTCCCCGCCGTCCTACGGACAACACGCAGCAAAACGGTCAGATCGTAAACACGCCTCGGTTCTCCGAGATGGGTGGTCTGAGCAACCCCGCCAAGATTGGGTCAAAGAACAAAATGACTCTATCCAAGCCGGGCGACACCAAAAAAGTGATCTAGTACAGAAAAGGGGCTAACTATGTCACTGGAAAACTTATCCTTAGAGGCACAAGCAGAGCTTGCATCGCTTGCTAAGACGCTGGCTGAGAATCCAGCAACGCGTAAGCAGTTCTTGTCATTAACCAAGCAGGTGCGTCCTGACGTTCCTATTCCCGAGATTGAGATCGAAGAGCGTACCAATACGGTGCTTGCCGAGTCTCAGAAGCGAGTAGAGAGCCTAGAGGCCAAGCTACGGGCTAAAGAAGCCAAGGAAGAGCTTGACCGCAGGCGGCAGACGCTGGTTAAGAAGAATTTGGTTGAATCAGAAGACGACATCAAGGAAGTGGAGAAGATCATGGTTGAGAAGGGGATAGCCAACCATGAGACGGCTGCTGAATACCATCAGTGGATGAAGCAGGCTGCGGCACCTACGCCTTCTCAGTTTCCTCAGCCAGTAATGTCGAAGTTCAACACTTCTGAGTTTATGAAGAATCCTGTAGGTGCGGCACGCGATGCAGCACATGCAGCGTTAACGGAGTTAAGGAAAAATCCACGCCCAATCGGGCTGTGATTTTATTGGTTTAGGGGCTTTTTTTTAGGAGATCGTTATGCCTATTGGTGGCGGCATCATTCCGGCCACTGGGAGTCAACAATACACGGAACTGACTTACGTCACGCGCCGTGCATTTATTCCCAAGATGGTCGTTCAGATTTACAACTCTACGCCCCTCATGGCAGCGCTGATCGCTAATAGTCAAACCGCCTCTGGCGGTGTGTCGTCAGTGACGGTGCCTGTCCAGGGTTCTCAATTCGTAAACGCCCAGTGGTCTGATTACTCTGGTTCGTTTGCCCAACCTTCAGTGCAACAAGGCGCTTATAACGCCGAGTTCAACCTGAAACTGCTGGTCAGCCCAGTTCCGTTCCTCGGAATGGAAGGTGCCGTACAGCAGGACTACGCCATTATTCCCCTGATCGAAGCTCGCATGAACGATGCGACCAACGTGATGATGGATGCAATGGCTACGTCCTTGTACACCAACACCAGTAACACCCAACAGTTTACGGGTTTACCCCTAGCTGTTGATGATTCTGGCACCTACGGCAACATTGATCGTTCCAGCTATAGCTGGTGGAGATCAAAAGAGTATGCCGCTGGCTCTGTTAACCCCACTCGTCAGAACGTACTCCAGTACATCTCTGGCACGGTCAAGAACTGTGCTGAGGTTCCGACCTTTGGTGTCTGCGGTTTTGGTACTTGGACGCTGTTGGCCCAAGATTATGTCGGTCAGGAACAGTATGTCATCACTCCTGGCTCTGGTTTCGATGGTGATGCCAATGGCCCCCAGGCTGCGTTCCGCGCTCTGATGGTTGCTGGTGTGCCTATCTACCCAGACCCATACTGCCCAGAGGGTACTTTGTATCTGCTAAACACAAACTATCTGTCGCTCTACATTCATGAGCAGGCATCGTTTGCGTTTACCGGGTTTGAGTCTACTCTCCCGAACTTCCAAATTGGCTATGTTGGTGCCGTTCTGATGATCGCTGAGATGGTCAGTACCAAGCCCAAGTCGATGACGAAGGTGACTGGCTATAACTCTTTGACCCTTTAAGGAGATAGACATGTCACTCGCTTTAGCAAAAATCCTTCTTGCCAGTGCTAATGCAAATAGCACTGCGGCGTACTTTGTAGCAGGCTCTACTAGCCTGACTTCAGGTGCATCGTCTGTGCTTACCGCTGGCGCTTACATTATCTACCCCGTTGCTAACGTTGCTGTCCAAGTTAACAACAAGTCTGACGGCACTGGGTTTGCTAACGTAGGCATCACTGGTTCAGCCACAAGTGCTCTTGTTAATCCGATTGCTAACGCATCGTCTGGGTTCTTCATCTCAGACGGGATTAACGTGCGGATTACCAACGTTGGCTCGGCATTGGCAACTTCAAATTATGTTGTTGTTGGTAGTGAACAGGCTGCTTCTGGCACCTACAACAGTTAAAGGAGCCAAACATGGATGCAAATGCCGTTGGTCGTGAGTATCCAGATGGTTTTGGATACAAACGCCTTGGTTTCCTTCCGGGTCAGTCTATTGGCACGGCTGGTGATACCGTTGTTTCCATGCAAGATGGTGCTAAATACATTGTTCGTCAAATTACTCTTAGTAATTTTTCAGCAGCCGCTACTACAGCGGAAGTCGGTGTTCACACCGCAGCCGCTGCTGGAGGCACGGACGTAGCAGATACGGCAACGCTTACAGCAGCAGCAAGTACATCTGCTTATGTAAATCTAACGTTGTCTGCATTTGCAAATGCCAATGTATTTACCCAATCTGCACTGTTCTTTAACGTTAACGTAGCAGTCTCAAGTGTTACTTGTGACGTTGCTATCTACGGAGATATTGTCACGCTATGAGTAAAGTGCTTTACGTCAAAAATCGAGGAATTACTTTTTCTAGTTCGTTCAAAAACGTGGAATACGTCTTTGAGTGCAACAAAGAAATAGAGATTCCAGAGGCTGCCGTAAAGCACATTCTCGGGCTTGGTGATGAAGATAAACAACCGTATTTCGTCAGACTTGGATGGATGAAGTTAAACACCGACCTCGAACGCGCTAAAGAGCGTTTAGCGGCGGTAGATATTTCAAACCAGCCAGAGAAAAAAGTCCACTTGTCAGCCCCGGTGGTGGAGCGAGTAGCTACGCCAATGCCAAAGGTTCCCCCCAAAGGCAGAAGCGTAGCCAAAGTCCATCAGCAGCTCCAATGATATGAGAATGTATGCCAACGCTAAACGAATACATCTCCGAAACTCGGCGATTGCTGCATGACGTAAACGGGAACTTTTGGACTACTCAAGAGATAACTGACTACGTTAATGAGGGCAGAACGCATGTGGTGCAAGACAGCGGTTGTCGCCGTATCTTGCAGTCATACACCATGTCTGTCGGTCAAGAAACAATTGCCTTTAGCACCCTGCCTGAAGGCGACCAGACGATAGATGTACTCAACATCAATCTTTACTGGGGTGATAGTCGTTGGCCTTTGTATTACATGGCCTGGACTGACTTTAATGCTCAACTTCGTTTCTGGCAAAACTACAATGGAAGACCTATTGGGTTTTCTATGTACGGAGCCAAGACCATCTTTATTGGCCCTAAGCCAGATCAAACATACGAATTAGAACTCGACACCGTAGTCTTGCCAGACCCGCTAGTGGGAGGTGCAACGGTTGACACGCAGATACCCTCTCCATTTACAGAAGCTGTTGCATACTTTGCAGCGCACAAAGCTAAGTATCAAGAACAGAGTTATGGCGAGTCAGAAATATTTAAGCAGGAATATACGAAACAGATACTAGGGGCGTTAAACAGCACGTTTACCCGTAGGCTGCCGTCTGTCTATCAGTCGGGGTACTAAATGGCAGCCCTAGAGCAAAAGAAGTCCTACTTTGTAAGCAAAGACTTCAAAGGCATCAATGTCAAAAACAATCGCACAGCGATTGAAGAAGGCCAGTTCGCCTGGTTAGAAAACGCGCAGCCTATTGGCTTTGGCAACATCAAAATTGT